TCAGGAGCATTTCTGATTAACGCCACCGTTAAGAATCCACCCTTCAACAGCTTCACGAAGGTATGATTTGGGGTGGGTTCTGACTGGCTTCGGAAATCCATGCCGTTTGGTATAGTTCCAGATTGTCTGACGTGATGAAACACCGAGCTTGTTCATCACTTCTTTCTCAGGAATCAGGTTGGTATCGGTCATCTTAATTCTCCAGGCAAAAATAAACCGCCATATAGCGGCTCTATCAGATATGAACAGGCCTCATCGAGTGTGAGGCGGGTTAGTCATTGCGTAGCTCGCTGATTCTTCTGTAAGTCTCTGGTGCTTTGTTTCCGTGTATCTTCATTTCAGACTTCAACAGAGCAACTAGGGAATCCCATTCGTTGAGGATGCCTTTGAATGCCGGAACGCGCTTTGCAACCTTGTCGAATGAATCTCTGATTTCTGGAATCTGCTCAACAAGTGCAACGCATCGCCGAAAGTCTGCTGCGTCATGGGGAGCGCCGAAGTGATGACCATAGATATTCTTTTTCAGGCCACATGCGATTGAGGCAAGAGTTGCGCTACTGATGCCGACATCGCCAGTCGATTGCCATTTCAAAATCTTCATAGCCAAATCTGACATTTCTTGTCTCCAATAAAAAACCGCCATCAGGCGGCTTGGTGTTCTTTCAGTTCTTCAATTCGAATATTGGTTACATTGTTTTCATATATGAATAAATAAATTAGCTTTTTTCGTTGCCTTCGCGTTCTTTATTAATTTTGACAAATTCGTTTTTACCACGCTCTCCAAATGCGTCTTTAGAGTCGTTGTATCCGCAATCGCAGCACACATAATCACCAGACCATCCACGCATTGTTTTTTCTTTTGCAATATTTCCAGAACCGCATTTTGGACAAGACATATCACTACCTCCAAAGCATGAGTGAGATGACAACGTAACATTGATTGGAGATTAACAATAGATTGCTGATGTAAAAGATATGTATAAGCTTCGCTTTCAAAGTGGAGGCTCTGGTAGCGGCATCCAGTGAGTTACGTCATCCAAGATATTTCCTGATAAATACGTGAAAGCTCTATATTTTTTGTAATCAATTGGATTTACAACCCAGTTCCAATATGCTGCCACGATTTCACCTTGACTAAATGCCAGTAACATTTTGGTGTCTTCCGGCATTAGATCACTACAACTTATCCAACCATCCGGAGTTACCGGAGAGTTGCCATTTACATCGAAGTTTGGCTCTGCGTCCTGAACCAGGAGGATGTAACCATTCTTGGCCGTATCAAGTTCTAACGCCTCGGTGACGGTGCCGAAATAGCGATTACCTAAATCAGCATCACAAGTGCTTACATCAATGGAAACTTCCATGCCTTCGATTAATTCTGCCAAGTTGTAAGCTTGGCTTACAGGTTCGGCTTCCAGTTCTGCTATGCGCTTATTTGCTGCTTCCAGCTCAACACGCAGCTTCCCTACCGTTAGCGCAATTTCCTCGTTCTCCTGGTCGCGGCGTTTGATGTATTGCTGGTTTCTTTCCCGTTCATCCAGAAGCGCCAGCACAGTAGCCGGATTGGCTGCGGCGATGAATTCAGCATTGGCCTGCTGTTCAGTTTGGAAATCTTCATCGAAACCGCTTTCAGGATGCGCTCCTTCAATTCTGCAAATGGGAATATATCCAGCAACTTCACGATGAATTAGTGCATCATCACCATCAAATCGGCCATCTCCATATTCGAGCGACCACTCGCCACACGTTGCTTTCTCTGCCGCCTCGCGCAGTGCCTGATAGTTAATTTCGCTCACTGGCTGCCTCCTTTGCTGGGCTTTCTAACTTCTGAGTGGTTGTATCAAACTCAAACAACTTAACCACGTCATCAAACAGGACATAATCGCCATCAGAATCTTCAGTCATGTCAGCGCCACAATCCTGACCGAACGAGTCACAACCATCCATATCAAGCTCGTATCGCTTGAGTTTTGCGATATTTGATAAATTCAGCGCCAGTACAGCAAGGTCATAAACCTCATCAGCGGTATACCCGGCACCATGCCCATACATTTCAATACGGGATATGATTTCTTCTACACGTTGTTTTGTGATCGTCATTTTTACTCACCTTCCTGTTCTTCCAGAAAAATACGCATAGCCTCAAGCATCTCTTCGGTGTCATACGGTGACAACTTGTCACGCAGGATGTGTTCAATGCTGTTAATGAACTTGCGGATTGCTTTGCGTTCAATTTCAGCAAGGAATGCGTCGGTGGCCGGGGTTTTGATTTCGTTAAGTGCATCACTGAATCCACCTCTCTCCATACCTAGCTCTGCTTCGTAATCGGCATCGAATGCAGCGTCTTTGCAGAACTTCTTCAGCTTTGCATTCTCCGCTGCCAGCGCCGAAAACTTCTCGTGTGCCAACTTAACAGCCGAATCAGCCTGCTTAATTGATTCAATCGCTTTCTGTTGGTCTTCGGACAGAGCTGAAATCTTGGCCTCCGCTTCAGCAAATTTACGCACAAGATATTCAGCGTTTGTTTCGTTAACCTTTAAATCACATGGGATGCATTTACCTTTCAGAAATCCATCCATCTCAATTAGTGTCATTTGTTTCATTTTTCCCACTCCGCCACATCGCATTCAGATATTTGTTTTGATTCACTGACGGAAAAGAATTTCTCTTTAGCAATTCCTCTCTCGATGGCATTGGCTTTACGCGTTGGCGAATAATCATTTCTGCCGGAAGAATGCCGGGATTGTATGCAAGTCCTCTCATGGTAAATTCCTCAGTCATTACTGATAGCGCCATAGCGTGAGCGGTAATTACGCAGGCGCGGGTCAATTTCAGGGAAGTGGGTATATGTGGCTTTGTGGAATGGTCGGATTGATGTCTGGTAAATTCGCTCGCGTTCTTCTTTCTCTGCAAGCCATATACAATGGCGAAATTCCTTTTCCTCTTTCGTTTCCTGCGGTAGCGACATTATCAGGTCGTAGTTTTTTCTGAATTTATCCAGCACCTCCGATACGGAATTGCCGGAACAGCGGCGCGCGTCATCCGCACCATACAGAGGCGCTGGCATAATGGAATCCTTATTTTTCTAAATCAGAATGGGATGGAATCGTCGTATACAGGAGTGTTCTGCTGGTTACTGCTTTGTTGCTGTTGGCTGTTTCCTGAAGTTGCAAATCCAATCTTTGAATTCAGTAATTCAAGAGTGATTGATTGACCATTTTGCCCCTGATAAACATCAACCCTGATGTTTTCTCCGGTAATTTCAACAATGCCACCTTCAACAAGAACGCTACGGTAGTAATCCGCTTGCGCTCCCGGCTTGGCAAATACAACGGCTCTGTAGTTTGTCCATTCTTTCTTTTTTGTCTGGCGATCGTAATACTGAACGCCAGCACGGATGTTGAATCCGATATTTTCCCCGGCCTGAAACTCTCTTGCGGGCTTGTTTAGTCTTACAGTAATCGAATGTGCCATTAAGCAGCCGCTCCTTCTAATTCGTCTCGTCTGATGTTGTAAACGTCCTGCGCTTTGTGCTGCTCCGGTGTGCCTTCGAGCATCTTCCACGCTTTGGCGAACGCCTGTTTAAGCTCTTCCACGGTGTTTTTCTGCAATGCTGCGTCAGTGAATGCTTTTAGAACCTGTTCAGGTGTAGGTGATGGTTTTGATTGCTTTGCTGCTGCGTTCTGCTGATGTTTATGCTCGTCTGTATCTGCATCTTTCGCATCATCTATGCCGAACAAACCATTGAGGCAATACTTGCGTGCATAAGAGCTTGTAGCTCCAGTAACTTGTGCAGAATCCATTCCTTTCTTGCTTTCTTCCTCTCGTGCAAGGGCGGTTGCCGTATGACTGTTTTCGCCATCGGTAATAGTTGCCGTGGCTTTCACGTAATACCGATCACCAATCAACACAACTTCATCGCTGATTGATAAAAACAGACCATTCAGTAACGGCTTAACGCCTTCAAGAATATCTTCGCAGCTTCTGTATTTATATTTGCCGAATGAGTTGTACTGATTCTTTGGCGCGTTCAGATTCTCCTGAATAGCTGCCAGTCTTGCGTAAAATTCTTTGCTCATATGATTGTTCTCAGAATGGACACGGCCCAAGGAAATAACGCTGATTTAATACTTCGACTCGGGACAAATTAAGGCATACCCGCATTCCTTCGCGGTCACCATTATGGCGATACCAGAGAGCTTTCTGCGTGTACATGCGTCTCTGTAACTTGCTCTCCTTCACTGTGGTTGCAAGTGACATGAATATCTCCTTCGTTACCGATTAATTCTTTCATCTGACGAATGAATTCTTCGTCTGACCAGTTATCTGTAAAACTCATTTCCTGCGATACCACGGAAGGTTGATAGCTGATTTCATCGCTTTATTTGCTTCAAGCCACATTTTTGAATCACCAATAAATCTGGCTATTACTGCTTTGTTTTGTGCTGCACGAAGCATCTGGTGATTGATGGCTATTTCATTGCGCATAACGCCTCCAGTTGTTTCTTTGCTGCTCTGATTAATTGTTTAACTCGGCGTGATAATTCAGATTCGTGCGGGTAGAAAGCGGACATGACGCCGCTACCCGCGAGCTGAAAGTGCATCATGGGTAACTCCTTATATTTGATTGCATAACGAAAACGCCTCGAGTGAAGCGTTATTGGTATGCGGTAAAGCCGCGCTTAGGCGGCTGATGTTTCTTCTTTCAGGCTTTCGAGATATTTACGTGGGTCGTCGTAACATTGGCATTCGCTGTACCAATCTACCCAGCGATCCGTAAGCCCCATCTCTGATAAATCTTCATCAGTAAGGCTCTCATCCCACATCTCAAGGCCGTTAGCATTGCAGTAGTCAGGCTTGATGTTGTTGTCATACTGAAAGGCATCATAATCAGCCAGTGCGTCCATCAGGCGAACACCCTCTTCAACACTTGCCACTTCTACAATGAACGGCTTCATAGGTACTTGCGGGATATGCCAGACACGTAATTTCATATATCCTCCGTCAAAAAAATTGCCCTCACATCGGAGGGCAAAGAAGATTTCCAATAATCAGAACAAGTCGGCTCCTGTTTAGTTACGAGCGACATTGCTCCGTGTATTCACTCGTTGGAATGAATACACAGTGCTGTGTTTATTCTGTTGTTTATGCCAAAAATAAAGGCCGACTATGCGGCCTCGGAAGGAAGTCCAATCATCTTATTCAAATCCTCTACCCGTAAAGCAGGAAGTGCTGTACTTGCTTTATCTGCTTCTTTTGGTAGCAATTCTTTGCTTTCAGGCCAAACTTCAATGAGTCGCTTAACTGTTGTGACTGAGTTTAAAGCAGCCCATACATTTGATTCGATATCCTTTTTCTTGGCTTCAAGTTTTTGTTGCAATGCGCAGATTTCATCAAACCTTTTTGTTATTTCGTGTTCTGCGTCAAACATGCATTTATCTTTGGTTGGAGTAGGGAGAAATATATCTTCGCCGTTGCCGTCTTTCCCATATGAATGCCATCCAACCCTTCTGCCAGATACAGTCAGATAAATTGAAGTAGAACGAAAATCGTATGAGTAAAATGAACATCCCATCTTTTCAAGTTCTTCACTTATAGCTACAAACTTAGATGATAACTGATCCACTTCCTCAGTTTTCTTTTTACCGCCAAACGCAATAACTCTGGCGTCAAGTGCAAGCTGGTTCTTTAACTTTGTTACTTCTTCAAGTTCAGTGAAAACCCCAGACTTAATTAAAGCGTTACGAGCGATTTCCTCTTTCATTCTCGTAGTTAAGCGGATTGATGACATATTAATTCCTCTCAAATAAGTGGCTTGCTGCCTAATTTCATTTTCTGGCGACCAACACAAGTCACACCCATTTCACTGCGTGGCTTGCTGTACCATGTGCGCTGATTCTTGCGCTCAATACGTTGCAGGTTGCTTTCAATCTGTTCGTGGTATTCAGCCAGCACTGTAAGGTCTATCGGATTCAGTGCGCTTTCTACTCGTGATTTCGGTTTGCGATTCAGCGAGAGAATAGGGCGGTTAACTGGTTTTGCGCTTACCCCAACCAACAGGGGATTTGCTGCTTTCCATTGAGCCTGTTTCTCTGCGCGACGTTCGCGGCGGCGTGTTTGTGCATCCATCTGGATTCTCCTGTCAGTTAGCTTTGGTTGTGTGTGGGAGTCGTAGTCCTGAACGAAAACACCCAGCAATGGCACATTGACAGCTAATCCGGATTCGCACTTCCGGCCAATGCTTCGTTTCGTATCACACACACCAAAGCCTTCTGCTTTGAATGCTGCCCTTCTTCAGGGCTTAATTTTTAAGAGCATCACCTTCATGGTGGTCAGTGCGTCCTGCTGATGGCCTAAAATATACCTACAGGTAAAACAGCTGTCTATACCTGTAGGTAAATAAAATTGATGTAAGAGTTTACCTGCTTGAATTTTCAGGTAATTAATTTTTTGGATTGATATAAAAAAGCCCGCTTTGCGGGCTGAAAGGAGATGTCAGAAGCTATTTGGATTGCTTGGCCATTGCGGCAATTTTGATTCTACTGGGGTGTGTTTGGGTTTGAGTCCGTTTAAGTAGTCAAGACGCTCAATGGCGCATTTATACATAGCAATCTGCTCTGATGACATGTCGTCGTATGACATGCCTTTGAACTTTTTAATTATCGATTCTGCCTCATGTATAAGATGCTTCTTCTTCATGAGTTCAGCTGTATGCTTAGAGCTTACAGGAGATAACTTTGCCCATATGAAGCAGATGATTACAACAGCGACTACTATGCCGGGTATAAACACTTGCTGCTTTATCCTCAAACTTTTGGCAGATCGTCCTGGTCTACGTACCTGGTGTGTTTCACAATAGCTGAAACAAAATGCATTTTATCAACTTCTTCAACAGGAAGAGTGATTGGGCGGTGATCACTGTTTATGCTACTAAACTGATAATCACCGTCTCTTGTTTTGTTCATGATCTTTATCATGTTGTGACCGTCTTTGGTCCTTACAAAGACTTCATCACCTGGATGTACTGGCGTATTTGGTTCAATAACAACATATTCTCCTGACTGAATCCTTGGCCACATGCTGTCACCCTTAACCTTCAGACCGTAAGCATCTTTATCGCCGCTGTAGATGCTTAACCAACCGGATCTGAATTCAATCATATCCACTGAGCCATCAACTCCCAAAACGGCTTCACCAATTACCGGAACAAAACCCGCACGAACGTTACCCGCAAACTCAAGATGGTCTGTAGCTCCAGCTTTACCATCTGCAAGCATGTCCATCCATCCGCGTGGGAGATTAAAAGATTTTTCAATTAGTTCCATCATATCGTCAGCAATGCGTTTTTTTCCGCTTTTTCCTTCCGGATACAGCATTCTGGAAACGTATGATGGTTCCCTTTCTATTCGACGAGCCAACTCTGAGGCCTTTCCATTACAGAATCGGTCTCTTATCTCTATCAGCCTTAGTCGTCTTTGTTCGTATTTATCCATGATTTAATTCTATCTTTGATTACCTGCCGGTAAATAACCTATGGGTATTGATTTGCTTTTTACCTACAGGTAAACTCATCTTATTCAACAACGGGAAGGAGATAGCAAATGGAAGAACTCCGCTTGTATCTGAACTCCCTTTCACTGGAAGAGCAGAGAGAATTTGCCACCAAGTGCGGAACTTCTATCGGCTATTTGAGGAAAGCACTTAGCCGTAATCATGAATTGGGCGCAGCACTTTGTGTTCTGATTGAGAAGTTCAGCAATGGTGAAGTGACTCGCAAAGACCTTCATCCGGTTGATTGGGAAAGCATCTGGCCTGAATTAATGGCCGCTTAAGTTATTAACGCTCTTACACATCCCCGCCCTGAAAAAGGGCATTACCAGAAACAAATCTCTATGGTTTTGCGTTTCTTTGCGAAGCCAACTCTATCTAATCATTAAGGAAATTATCTATGGGTACTATTGCAACTAAAAGCAAGAAAGCGGCTCGCATCGAGTCAGCCTTGCTGAACAAACTGGCACTGATGGGGCAGAAGACATTCGCTCGAGCAATGGGGATTCCTGAATATCAGGTAAGCCGATGGAAGAATGGTTTCTTCTCGCAGGTAAGCATGATGCTGGCTGTTCTGGAATACGGAATCGAAGACGATGAAATGGCTGAGCTGACTAAGCGGCTTGCCAATTACCTGACAAAAGAAAAAGCCCCGAAGAACGGCGAATTCTTCGAGGCCTGATGTAGAAAGACTGGATCAATCCACAGGAGTCATTATGACAAAACGTCGTAAGAAATACCAGGAAAAAGAAGAGATTCGACACCCTGATTCACCTGAGGGATTAGTGGTAGCCGCAGCAAATAACAGGGCGTTCGCAGAGCGCCTTGTTGGTGTTTACAGACTAGCCAAAGCAGGAGTGAAACATGGGCGTCGTTAAGTTAGCTGATTACAGGCCTCAACTGGAGGTCGTGGAGCATCGCGTGGCAGATACCGAAGATGGTTTCATGCGCGTTGCTAACGAGATTACCGACAGTCTGCTGATGGCTGATTTAACCGTCCGGCAGATGAAGGTGATGCTCGCTATCATGCGCAAGACATACGGATTCAATAAGCCGATGGATCGACTCACAAACACGCAGATAGCAGCCATGACAGGTATTCATCACACTCATGTTTGCGCTGCCAAGCGCCAGCTTATTGAGCGTAAATTCCTCATTGCTGATGGCGTGAAAATCGGAGTGAACAAGGTGGTTTCTCAGTGGATTAGCCAGGACAGCTTAACATTAGCTAAAACAGCTAATAAAACATTAGCCAAGTCGGCTAATGGGTATAAGCCAAGTCAGCTAAACACAAAAGACAATATACAAAAGACAATAAATACAAATACCCCCTTACCCCCTAACGGGGGTGGCGATGGGCAGGTTAAACCTGAACGTCGCAAGGCAGAACGAATCGACTACGAATCCTTCCTGAACGCCTACAACACCGAAGTCGGTGACAGACTGCCACACGCTGTTTCGGTCAACGAGAAACGCAAACGCCGCCTGAAGAAAATCATCCCGCAACTGAAAACGCCAAATGTGGACGGTTTCAGAGCGTATGTCAGGGCGTTTGTGCATCAGGCCAAGCCGTTTTACTTCGGAGACAACGACACGGGCTGGACGGCTGATTTTGATTACCTGCTGAGGGAAGACTCGTTAACGGGAGTTCGGGAAGGGAAGTTTGCAGACAGGGGGATTGCATGAGACAGGATATCGAAGCGAGCGTTATCGGTGGCCTGCTGATTGGTGGATTAACGCCAACCGCCAGCGACGTTCTGGCAACGCTGGAGCCGGAAGCGTTTTCAATTCCGCTCTACCGGAAAGCCTTCGAGGTTATCCGCAAGCAGGCGAGAAACAGAAACCTAATCGATGCGCTGATGGTTGCCGAGGCGTGCGGAGAGGAGCATTTCACGTCAATCCTGATGACCAGCAAAAACTGCCCGAGTGCCGCAAACCTGAAGGGATATGCCGGAATGGTCGCGGATAACTATCACCGCCGTCTGGTGCTGGAAATCATGGATGAAATGCGTGAACCAATTCAGAGCGGAACCATCGACGCATCGAGTCAGGCGATGGATGAACTTGTAAAGCGTCTCTCAGCCATCAGAAAGCCCCGTGACGAGGTTAAACCGGTACGGTTAGGGGAAATCATCACTGACTACACTGACACGCTTGACAGGCGTCTGAGGAACGGAGAAGAGTCAGATACCCTGAAGACCGGAATCGAAGAACTTGACGCCATCACCGGAGGGATGAACGCGGAAGACCTTGTGATAATCGCTGCTCGTCCTGGTATGGGGAAAACCGAACTGGCGCTGAAGATTGCCGAAGGCGTTGCAAGCCGCGTTATTCCTGGTTCTGACGTCCGGCGCGGGGTATTGATTTTCTCAATGGAAATGAGCGCATTGCAGATTGCAGAGCGAAGCATTGCCAACGCCGGGAGGATGTCGGTTAGCGTACTGCGAAATCCTGCATCGATGGATGACGAGGGCTGGGCACGTGTTGCTAACGGCATGAGTCAGCTTGCAGATTTGGATGTATGGGTAGTCGATGCCTCGCGGTTATCGGTCGAAGAAATACGCTCAATCGCAGAACGGCACAAACAGGAAAATCCAAACCTGTCACTCATCATGGCGGATTATCTTGGCCTGATTGAGAAGCCGAAAGCAGACCGCAACGACCTTGCAATTGCTCACATCTCCGGAAGCCTGAAGGCGATGGCGAAAGACCTGAAAACGCCTGTTATCTCCCTGAGTCAGCTTTCGCGCGATGTTGAGAAGCGACCAAACAAACGCCCGACAAACGCAGATTTGCGTGATTCAGGAAGCATTGAACAGGATGCAGACTCAATCATCATGCTCTATCGGGAAGCGGTATATGACGAGAACAGTAGCGCCGCGCCATTTGCTGAAATCATTGTGACGAAAAACCGTTTTGGCTCGCTTGGTACGGTTTACCAGCGGTTCTGCAACGGACACTTTGTTGCATGTGACCAGGATGAAGCCAGACAGATTTGCACAACATCAAATGCACCCGCTGCACGTGGCAGACGATATGCACAAGGGGCTGACGTATGACCATCTACATCACTGAGCTAATAACAGGCCTGCTGGTAATCGCAGGCCTTTTTATTTGGGGGAGAGGGAAGTCATGAAAAAACTAACCTTTGAAATTCGATCTCCAGCACATCAGCAAAACGCTATTCACGCGGTACAGCAAATTCTTCCAGACCCAACCAAACCAATCGTAGTAACCATTCAGGAACGCAACCGCAGCATTCGGCAAAATGCACGCCTTCACGCGATGCTATCTGAAATAAGTAAGAAGGCTACATATCATGGAAAAGCAAGAAATATTGAGTTTTGGAAGGGGTTATTCGTTTCTGGTTGGCAGATTGCAACCAATCAGCACCCTGAGATTATATCAGGGTTAGAAGGTGAGCTAATAAACATCAGAGAGAGTACGGCGACTCTATCTGTAAAAAAAATATCCGAAATAATGGACTACATAGAAGCATATTGTGCCATGAACTCAATTCATCTTAGCGAATGGAGGAATTATGATTGAGGTTTGGGTAGATATCGAAGGGATTCCATTTTATCAGGTTAGCAATAAAGGAAATTTTAGGTCTATTACGAGGGAAGTTACAGTAACATCAACCAGACAGAGGCCATATAAGAAAATAATTAATGGCACTAGTGTAAAACCATTCAAGTGCAAGTCGACAGGATATCTTCAAATAAAGGTATACGGTAAGAAATACAGCGCCCACAGGATAGTTGCGAAAGCATTCTGTACAGGGTTCTGTGATGGCTTGGTAGTTAATCACAAAAATGGGCGAAGAGATGACAATAGGGCTGATAACCTTGAATGGGTATCACATTCTGAAAACTCAAAACACGGATATAAACAAAATGGAAGAATACCTATATCGCTAGGTAAATTTAGTGGTGACCATCCTGCCAGTAAAGCTGTTATTTCTACTGACATGAAAACTGGGGAGGAGGTTTATTATGAAGCAGCTATGGATGCTGTCAGAGAAGGATTTGATAGTTCGTCAATTAGTCGTTGCTGTAATGGCGAAAGCTCATATCACAAAGGAAGATTCTGGCGATTTGCAAATGAAAAAATGAAAGCGAGATGGGGAGATCGGGCTGCATGACTATCAAATCAAATACGCCAGCACACGACAAGGACTGCTGGCAAACGCCGCTTTGGCTTTTTGATGCACTGGATATTGAGTTTGGATTCTGGCTGGATTCGGCAGCGAGCGACAAAAATGCTCTGTGTGCTCACTGGCTAACTGAGGCCGACGACGCGCTCAATTCTGAGTGGGTAAGCCACGGTGCAATCTGGAATAACCCACCGTACAGCAATATCAGGCCGTGGGTGGAAAAAGCCGCTGAGCAGTGCATACAACAGCGACAGACGGTAGTTATGCTTGTGCCAGAGGATATGTCAGTCGGATGGTTCAGCAAGGCTCTGGAGAGTGTCGACGAAGTTCGCATTATCACTGATGGACGGATTAATTTTATCGAACCATCGACAGGGTTGGAGAAGAAGGGAAACAGCAAAGGCTCCATGCTGCTGATTTGGCGACCGTTCATCAGTCCTCGACGGATGTTTACTACCGTATCCAAAGCGGCATTGATGGCGATCGGGCAGGGCGTCAGGAGAGCGGCATGAGGCGACAGCGACGAAGTATCACCGACATAATCTGCGAAAACTGCAAATACCTTCCAACGAAACGCTCCAGAAATAAACGCAAGCCAATTCCAAAAGAATCTGACGTAAAAACCTTCAATTACACGGCTCACCTGTGGGATATCCGGTGGCTAAGAAATCGTGCGAGGAAATGACAATGCTTTTAATTCAACCTGGATTTGGCCTTAGCATCAAAAAAGGGCACATGTTTGGCGAGAAAGAGTCTCAACGAAAAATGGTGTCGATACAGTTGCCATTTATCAGTATTTATTGGCTAAACAGGGAGGCAACAAATTATTGGTATACATGCGCCAGAGCAGCATTTAACGACCCTGACTGGTTTGTGAATAACCACCATGCAGTTCGTCAGGCAAAGAGAAAGGCCAATACGACATACATGAAGGCGTATCGAAAAGCATGGAAAGAACACCGCGATCGATACCAGCAAGACATGGAAAAGCTTGAATCAGAAAACATGGAATTAAGACGAAAGCTTGGTGAAGCAAAACGAGACATTGATGCTTACAAGCGACTTTTTAATGGTGAAAGCCATGCTTAGTCCATCCCAATCTCTTCAATACCAGAAAGAAAGCGTCGAGCGGGCTTTAACGTGCGCTAACTGCGGTCAGAAGCTGCATGTGCTGGAAGTTCACGTGTGTGAGCACTGCTGCGCAGAACTGATGAGCGATCCGAATAGCTCAATGTACGAGGAAGAAGACGATGGCTAAACCAGCGCGAAGACGATGTAAAAACGATGAATGTCGGGAATGGTTTCACCCTGCATTCGCTAATCAGTGGTGGTGCTCTCCAGAGTGTGGAACAAAGATAGCACTCGAACGACGAAGCAAAGAACGCGAAAAAGCGGAAAAAGCAGCAGAGAAGAAACGACGACGAGAGGAGCAGAAACAGAAAGATAAACTTAAGATTCGAAAACTCGCCTTAAAGCCCCGCAGTTACTGGATTAAACAAGCCCAACAAGCCGTAAACGCCTTCATCAGAGAAAGAGACCGCGACTTACCATGTATCTCATGCGGAACGATCACGTCTGCTCAGTGGGATGCCGGACATTACCGGACAACTGCTGCGGCACCTCAACTCCGATTTGATGAACGCAATATTCACAAGCAATGCGTGGTGTGCAACCAGCACAAAAGCGGAAATCTCGTTCCGTATCGCGTCGAACTGATTAGCCGTATCGGGCAGGAAGCAGTAGACGAAATCGAATCAAACCATAACCGCCATCGCTGGACTGTCGAAGAGTGCAAGGCGATCAAGGCAGAGTACCAACAGAAACTCAAAGACCTGCGAAATAGCAGAAGTGAGGCCGCATGACGTTCTCAGTAAAAACCATTCCAGACATGCTCGTTGAAGCATACGGAAACCAGACAGAAGTAGCACGCAGACTGAAATGTAGTCGCTGTACGGTCAGAAAATACGTTGATGATAAAGACGGGAAAATGCACGCCATCGTCAACGACGTTCTTATGGTTCATCGCGGATGGAGTGAAAGAGATGCGCTATTACGAAAGAATTGATGGCAGCAAATACCGAAATATTTGGGTAGTTGGCGATCTGCACGGATGCTACACGAACCTGATGAAAAAACTGGAGACGATAGGATTCGACACCAAAAAAGACCTGCTTATCTCGGTTGGCGATTTGGTCGATCGCGGTACAGAGAACGTCGAATGCCTGGAATTAATCACATTCCCCTGGTTCAGAGCTGTACGTGGAAACCATGAGCAAATGATGATTGATGGCTTATCAGAGCGAGGAAACGTCAATCACTGGATGCTTAATGGCGGTGGCTGGTTCTTTAATCTCGATTACGACAAAGAAATTCTGGCTAAAGCTCTTGCCCATAAAGCAGATGAACTTCCGTTAATCATCGAACTGGTGAGCAAAGATAAAAAATATGTCATCTGCCACGCCGATTATCCTTGTGACGAATACGAGTTTGGAAAGCCAGTTGATCATCAGCAGGTAATCTGGAACCGCGAACGAATCAGCAACTCACAAGACGGGATCGTGAAAGAAATCAAAGGCGCGGACACGTTCATCTTTGGTCATACGCCAGCAGTGAAACCACTCAAATTTGCCAACCAGATGTATATCGATACTGGGGCAGTGTTCTGCGGAAATCTCACATTGATTCAGGTACAGGGAGAAGGCGCATGAGACTCGAAAGCGTGGCTAAATTTCATTCGCCAAAAAGCCCGATGATGAGTGACTCACCACGGGCCACGGCTTCTGACTCTCTTTCCGGTACTGATGTGATGGCTGCTATGGGGATGGCGCAATCACAAGCCGGATTCGGAATGGCTGCATTCTGTGGTAAGCACGAACTCAGCCAGAACGACAAACAAAAGGCTATCAACTATCTGATGCAATTTGCACACAAGGTATCGGGGAAATACCGTGGTGTGGCAAAGCTAGAAGGAAATACTAAGGCAAAGGTACTGCAAGTGCTCGCAACATTCGCTTATGCGGATTATTGCCGTAGTGCCGCGACGCCTGGCGCAAGATGCAGAGATTGTCACGGTACAGGCCGTGCGGTTGATATAGCAAAAACAGAGCAGTGGGGGAGAGTTGTTGAGAAAGAATGCGGAAGATGCAAAGGTGTCGGCTATTCAAGGATGCCAGCAAGCGCCGCATATCGCGCTGTAACGATGCTAATCCCAAACCTTACCCAACCCACCTGGTCACGCACTGTTAAGCCGCTGTATGACGCTCTGGTGGTGCAATGCCACAAGGAAGAGTCAATCGCAGACAACATTTTGAATGCGGTCACACGTTAGCAGCATAATTGCCACGGATGGCAACATGTTAACGGCATAATATTGACTTTTTGAATAAAGTTGGGTAAATTTGACCCAACGATGGGTTAATTCGCTCGTTGTGGTAGTGAGATAAAAAGAGGCGGCGCTTACTACCGATTCCGCCTAGTTGGTCACTTCGACGCATCGTCTGGAACTCCAACCATCGCAGGCTGAGAGGTCTGTAAAATGCAATCCCGAAACAGTTCGCAGGTAATAGTTAGAGCCTGCATAACGGTTTCGGGATTTTTTATATCTGTGTAACAGGTAAGAGCATTCTCCCTTATGGGGCTTGGCTTAAATGCACCGAGTGCTCTTATCGTTGTGGCAGCACAACGATAGTTTTCGTCAGAGTTGGCGACTTTGCGGTTTTTTAGAAACTGACCACAAAGATAAATGCAAACGATGATGTTGTTCTGATGGCGGCGTAATAGCCTGTAAGTCAGCAAGGTCTTCCGACTCCTTGTAAACAAATTCGGCGCACTGGCCCGGTGTGATTAATAATGGGCACACAACAGGTAAGAGCATTAAAGAACTGGCAAAGAGCTTAACGGTCTGCGAAAGCATTTCTTAGTGGCACAACTGGCCGATACAACTGAGTGCTCTTTCCGGTGTGGTGAATGCGCAGGCTGATGCGCGCAGGAGAGCTTCGGAAGAACAAGGTGCCTGTATACAAGCCGGAGATCAGCGCCGGCCACCACAGCCAAATCCACCCAGAGCAAAACCGTTGTTCATCCTTACCATTCCCTCAGTATTTTGGGCTACAACCCTCAGCCCATTTTTTAAAGCGTACTTCCACCAAGAACCAGACCTAACCAACTCATTGCTGACACTCTGTGGATACGGTTGTCTAGTGCGCTTTAAAAAAGAAAACCCAGCATCAATGGCTGGGCTTCGTGATATGAGCGGCATGTATTGTTGGCGCAATCCACGCCTGATTTGCTCATGAATGCGGTCACGAACAAGCCCGTTACAAATCAACCGTAACCCGGATTTGTTCAAGCGACCATATCCATAATTCCTAATTTGAACAGATCCCCTTCTGGGGGTAAGACATGAAGATGCCAGAAAAACATGACCTGTTAGCCGCCATTCTCGCGGCAAAGGAACAAGGCATCGGGGCAATCCTTGCGTTTGCAATGGCGTACCTTCGCGGCAGATATAATGGCGGTGCGTTTACAAAAACAGTAATCGACGCAACGATGTGCGCCATTATCGCCTGGTTCATTCGTGACCTTCTCGACTTCGCCGGACTAAGTAGCAATCTCGCTTATATAACGAGCGTGTTCATCGGCTATATCGGCACTGACTCGATTGGTTCGCTTATCAAACGCTTCGCTGCTAAAAAAGCCGGAGTAGAAGATGGTGGAAATCAATAATCAACGTAAGGCGTTCCTCGATATGCTGGCGTGGTCGGAGGGAACTGATAACGGACGGCAGAAAACCAGAAATCATGGTTATGACGTCATTGTAGGCGGAGAGCTATTCACTGATTACTCCGATCACCCTCGCAAACTTGTCACGCTAAACCCAAAACTCAAATCAACAGCAGCCGGACGTTACCAGCTTCTTTCCCGTTGGTGGGATGCCTACCGCAAGCAGCTTGGCCTGAAAGACTTCTCTCCGAAAAGCCAGGACGCTGTGGCACTGCAACAGATTAAAGAGCGTGGCGCTTTACCGATGATTGATCGCGGTGATATTTGTCAGGCTATCGACCGTTGCAGCAATATCTGGGCTTCACTGCCGGGCGCTGGTTATGGTCAGTTCGAGCATAAGGCTGACAACCTGATTGCAAAATTCAAAGAGGCTGGCGGAACGGTCAGAGAGATTGAGGTATGAGCAGAGTCACCGCGATTATCTCCGCTCTGGTTATCTGCATCATCGTCTGCCTGTCATTGGCTGTTAATCATTACCGTGATAACGCCATGACCTACAAAGAGCAGCGCGATAAAAAAGTCAGTGAGCTGAAGCAGGCGACTGCCACCATTACTGACATGCAGCAACGCCAGCGTGCTGCTGATGCACTCGATGCTAAATACACGAAGGAGTTAGCTGATGCGAAAGCTGAAAATGATGCTCTTCGGCGCAAGCTTGATAATGGTGGTCGGGTGTTCGTCAAAGGAAAATGCCCTATGCCATCCTCAGCCGAAACCTCCAGCGCCTCCGGCATGGGCAATGATGCCTCCGTCGAACTCTCTCCAGTTGCTGGACGAAACGTTCTCGATATCCGGGACGGAATTATCCGCGACCAAACAGCACTGAGAACGCTTCAGGAATATATCAGGACACAATGCCTTCGATGATAGCGATAATTCTACTCATCATCCTTCACATCTGGCTCTGTAGACAGGGTGGTGATCACTTCTGGAGTAAATCCAGATTAAACATCTCATTGCTGATGCTTGATATTGAGCATCTGGCGCGCGGTAAGGGGCTGCGTTGAGATAAGAGCCAGTCATCACAAACACCAGGATTTAGCCTCGCATTCGCGGGGTTTTTTATTGCAACAAAGGTAAAGACGATGGATGAAGAATATCGTAAAGACCTGCAATTGTGGTTTGGCCTGACGCATGCGTCGTTCTGCGTGATGCCGCGAGTATTCATGGAGGCTATGCCGCCAGAATGGCAAGAGAAGATGGCTCAGTTGCTTTTTGAGTATAGCGACACAATCAAAACGGATGTCTGCGGAGTTCACAGCTGTTTTGTTACTGCCAAAGACGGCAACAACCGCTTTATGAGGATGCCAGAAGATATTCTGAACTATCGTCATCCTCGACGTGAATTCATCGAATCATTTCTGAAGAAGTAGCCATTACAAAGCCCATCTACGGGTGGGCTTGATAATGAAACCGTGATTTACATCCCCACAATCCGGGTATGTAAAAGATAGTTCAGGCGAGAACAGATTTAACTAAATCTGTGCACCACCAATTAACGGCAGTACAGCGAAACAACCCAAGCCAGAAAGTGGGGAAATAACACTGGCAGCCACTGAAAGATGAACCTCCTGCCTTATGGCAAAAAAGATTCTTTGTGGTGGCGGAATGATGGAAAGACATCCTAATCAAGCAACCACTCCACAGGGTCATAATTATGAACGACCAGCAAATCGAAAAAGAAATCGTTGAGAAAGGCAAAACCGCCCCGAGAATCACTCCGCAGCACATCGAAGACGTGATTAAAAGCGAGCATTACTTTACTGCTTATGATGGACGTAATGGTGCCATTTCCAGCAACGAATATTGTGGCAGAGAAAAACCAGAAGAAGGCGATCGTGATTTATCACCATTGAAGTTGCTCACTTTCTGCGTATTGGTACTGAAGAATGGCTTCACCGTCACCGGAGAGAGTGCCTGTGCAAGTCCGGAAAATTTTGATGCAGAAATTGGTCGGAAGATTGCCCGGCAGAATGCTGTAAACAAAATCTGGATGCTCGAAGGTTACTTGCTGAAGCAGAAGCTAAGCGAACAGTAGTTATTACAAAAGCCATTCCCTACAGAGTGGCTTTGATAATGGCTTATACCCTACACGGGATAACTTAACTGATATCCCTTTTAACGGATAAATGGAGCCAACAATGGCAGAGATTATTCCCATGACTGAAGAACAGAAATTCCAGTTAGAGATTTACAAACTGGTCATGAACCAGAACGCAGCAGCAGAGGAAGCATTTCAGTTCATTGGCACTGACGAACTGAAGCTTGAGCTATTCAAAATTCACTTCCAGTCAGGCGGCGCTAATTCGGATATCACGACCCGCACTATCGAAGCGGTGCGTAAATCGAAGGAAGCGTTAGACCTGTTCACTACCGGAGCATAAACATGGCGCGCCCAACAAAGTATCAAGAGGCGTATGCCGAACAGGCACGCAAACTGTGCTTGCTGGGCTACACCGATGCAGAGCTTGCTGATTTCTTCGAAGTCAGTGAGTCAACTATTAACAAGTGGAAGCTTGATTATCCTGAGTTTTCGGAGTCCATAAAAAAGGGTAAGGCCGTAGCTGATGCAGAAGTTAGTGACCGTCTTTATCAACGCGCTATGGGCTTCGTGGCTCCAGACATCGATATTCGTGTTATTGAAAACAGAATTGTCGAAACTCCGCTTGAGAAGTATTACCCGCCTGATACAACCGCTGCCATCTTCTGGCTTAAGAACCGACAGAAGGATAAATGGCGCGATAAGCAAGAAGTTGAACACACCGGAGAGGTTAACCTGATTCAGCGCATTCAGGAGGCCAGAAAACGCGCGAGAGGTGAGTAATGTCGTCAGAATTCGAGGCAATGCTTGCCGATGATATGGGGCGATTCTTTTACGATCCGCTTGGCTTCGTTATGTATGCGTTTGATTGGGGAACTGGTGAGCTTGAGGGCTTTGACGGACCCGATGAATGGCAGAAAGAGTTTCTGACAGATTGGGGAGACGCAATCAGGACTAATAACTTCGACGGTGTTAAACCTGTTGAAGCCTATCGTTGCGCTACCAGCTCTGGTCACGGTATCGGTAAAAGTGCTCTAACTGCCTGGGTCATTCTGTACATCCTCAGCACTCGTCCTTTCTGCAAGGGCGTCGTGACAGCCAATACCTCTGAACAGCTTCGCACCAAAACATGGGGCGAGCTTGGCAAGTGGAAGAAGCGGTGCATCACTGGTCACTGGTTTGAGTACAACAACGGCAAAGGCAACATGAACATCTACCATGTGGATCACATGGAATCATGGCGCTGTGACGGCCAGACGTGTCGGGAAGAGAACAGCGAGTCATTTGCTGGCCTGCATGCAGCTAACTCAAGCCCGTTCTACATCTTCGATGAAGCCTCAGCGGTTCCTGACAAAATTTGGGAAGTAGCAGAGGGCGGCCTTACTGACGGCGAGCCTTTCTGGTTTGCATTTGGGAACCCGACCCGTAACACCGGTCGATTCCGAGAGTGCTTCCGCAAGTTCAAACACCGATGGCGTCGACGTCAAATTGATAGCCGCCTGGCAAAGATGACCAACAAAGAGCTCATCGAAGAGTGGCGCAAGGATTACGGTGAAGACAGCGACTTCTTTAAAGTACGTGTTCGCGGTCTATTCCCATCGACATCAGAAGTCCAGTTCATACCTCAGGCATATGTGGATGAGGCCATGTCTCGCACGCTTGAGCCCGGGTCTTACACATTCGCATCCAAAATAATCGGCGTTGACCCTGCTTACACAGGTAGTGATGAGGCATCAATTTACCTTCGCCAGGGTCTTCATGCGCGCCTGCTTGGCACCTACCCGAAAACAGATGACGACGTTAAGTTCGCGCAAATCGTCGCAGGATTTGAGGATGAGCATAAGGCAGATGCAGTGTTCATAGACTTCGGGTATGGCACCGGAATTCACTCAATAGGTAGGTCGTGGGGAAGGAAGTGGCAGCTGGTTAACTTTGGGGGTGAATCCAAAGACCCCGGCATGCTGAACAAGCGCGGTGAGATGTGGAACTCAATGAAGTCATGGCTCAAAGAAGGGGGGAGTATCGATGATCAGCAAACAGCTGACGAAATCGTTGCTCCTGAGTACAGGGTTAAGCTCGATGGGCGCATCGTCCTTGAGGCCAAAGAGGACATGAAGCGCCGTGGGGTTCCTTCACCAAACCGCGCTGATGCGCTAGCCCTGACGTTTGCATTCCCGGTAGTCAAAAACAAACCAACTAAGCCATTACCGGCTCCAATTCGTCCAATTTCCAGAGGTAGATAATGGCCGACCAAGACGACAAATTGCGAACCATTCTCCTTCGGTTTGACAGGGATTGGGCAGCAAGCGATGAGGCCAGAACCGAGGCGACAAATGACCTGTATTTTAGCCGAGTGTCGCAATGGGATGACTGGCTATCAAACTACACCACCCTGCAATATCGCGGACAATTCGATGTTGTCCGCCCGGTGGTCAGGAAGCTTGTCGCAGAGATGCGCCGGAACCCTATCGACGTTCTCTTCCGACCCAAAGACGGCGCTAATCCTGATGCTGCCGATGTGTTGATGGGAATGTATCGTACTGATATGCGCCATAACACGGCAAAGATTGCCGTTAACGTTGGCGTTCGTGAGCAGATAGAGTCCGGCGTTGGTGCATGGCGTCTGGTCACCCAGTACGAAGACAACGACCCAACAAGCAACAATCAGGTAATTCGACGCCTGCCAATTCATGAAGCCTGCTCACACGTCATATGGGACGCCAACAGCAAGCAGATGGATAAGAGCGACGCTAAGCACTGCACGGTGATTAACGCCTTGTCGCGCAATGGCTGGAAAGAGTTCGCAGAGGATTACGGTATTGATCCGGACACCTTGCCATCTTTCCAGAATCCGAACGATACATGGCTGTTCCCGTGGGTATCGAATGATGTCGTCTACGTCGCTGAGTATTACGAGGTCGAAGAGAAGAAAGAGAAAGTCTTCATCTACCGCGACCCGCTGACAGGTGAGCCAGTCAGCTATTACCAGCAGGATATCAAAGACGTCATCGACGACCTGGCTAATCGTGGATTCATTAAGGTAGCAGAGCGCAAGGTGAAGCGTCGGCGTGTGTATAAGTCGATCATCACCTGCACGCAGATACTGAAAGACCGCGAGAAGATAGCTGGAGAGCATATTCCAATCGTTCCAGTGTATGGCGAATGGTCATTCGCTGGTGACAAGGAGTGCTACGAAGGAGTGGTAAGGCTGACGAAAGACGGTCAACGCCTTCGTAACATGATCATGTCGTTCAACGCCGATATCGTTGCCCGTTCACCGAAGAAGAAACCGACCTTCTTCCCTGAGCAAATCGAAGGCTACGAATACATGTACGGTGGAAATGATGACTATCCGTACTATCTGCAGAACAGGACCGATGAAAACGGTAACGACCTGCCGATTGGTCCAATCTCCTACATGGAAAACCCTGAAGTGCCGCAAGCCAACGCTTACATGCTTGAGGCTGCCACCAACGCAGTGAAAGAGGTGGCTAGTCTTGGCGTGGATGCGCAGGCGGCAAACTCTCAGGTCGCTTTCGATACCGTCAATCAACTGAACATGCGGGCAGATCTTGAGACATACGTGTTTCAGGATAACCTGGCTACCGCAATGCGACGTGATGGCGAGATTTATGCCTCAATGGTCAACGATATTTATGACGTTCCTCGTCATGTAACGCTGACACTTGAAGATGGAAGCGAGAAAGACGTTCAACTCTATGCGCAAGTTGTCGATTATCAGTCCGGCAATGTGGTCACACTCAACGACATTCGCGGTCGCTATGAGTGCTATACGGACGTTGGGCCATCCTTCCAGAGCATGAAGGAACAGAATCGCGCAGAGATTCAGGAGTTGCTAACCAAGGTTCCGCAAGGTACTCCAGAGTTCCAGATGCTGATGCTGCAATACTTCACGTTGCTTGACGGTAAAGGCGTCGAGATGATGCGAGAGTACGCGAACAAGCAACTGGTGATGATGGGGCTGAAGAAACCAGAAACACCTGAAGAGATGGAGATGGTGCAGCAGGCACAACAACAGCCGCAGCAGCCATCAGCAGAGCAAATTCAGGCGCAGGGTATCCTTCTACAAGGTCAGGCTGAATTGCTCAAGGCAGAGAACCAACAGGCGCAGATTCAGGTTGAAGCCGCCAAGGTTGAAGCCCAAAACCAACTCAACGCCGCGAAGATCGCAGAGATCTTCAACAATATGGACCTCGACAAGCAGGCAGAACTGCGTGAGTACCTCAAGCTCGTAGGTCAATTCCAGCAACAGCGCAGCAAAGATGCTCGTGCTAACGCTGAGCTGCTTCTTAAAGATGCAGACCAGACTCATTCACAACGCATGGATTTCGCGAATCTTATGCGTCAAGTTCAAATCCCCTCCGGCGGAGTAGCCGAGACACCTCAATAAGAGAGAGTTAATCATGGACCAAACCACCGACATTCAGGCTTCTGAAGAATTAACCCTGCCCGGCAATCATGCAGCGGCATCTGCTGATGGCTTAGTTGTCGATAATGCCAACGACAACGCAGGTCAGGAAGAAGGCTTCGAGATTGTCCTGAAAGACGATGAGAAACCAAAACAAGACCCGGCAACTAATGCTGAATTTGCCCGTCGCCGCATCGAACGTAAACGCCAGCGTGAGCTTGAGCAGCAGATGGAAGCGGTTAAGCGTGGAGAGTTGCCGGAGCACCTGCGGGTGAACCCTGAGTTACCAAAACAACCAGACCCTAACGATTATCTTTCCGAAGACGCACTGGCTAAGTACGACTATGACCAGAGCCGCGCACTGGCTGCCTTCCAGCAGGCAAACAGTGAATGGCAGATCAAGGCTATGGACGCACGAAGCCAGGCTGTCGCCGAGCAGGGCCGCAAAACTCAGGAGTTCACCCAGCAATCAGCGCAATACGTCGAGGCAGCCCGTAAGCACTACGACGCAGCGGAAAAGCTCAATATCCCTGACTATCAGGAGAAAGAGGACGCATTCATGCAACTGGTGCCGCCAGCAGTCGGTGCCGACATCATGCGCCTCTTCCCGGAGAAATCCGCTGCTCTCATGTATCACCTTGGTGCTAATCCTGAGAAAACACGCCAGTTGCTGGCGATGGACGGGCAATCCGCGCTGATTGAACTCACTCGACTGTCAGAACGTTTAACTCTCAAGCCTCGAGCCAAGCCTGTTTCAGAAGCCCCGTTACCTGATGAGCCCATTCAGGGGCACGCTGTTGCTGCAAATATCTCTGCGATTGAAAAGCAGATGGAAGCGGCAGCAAACAAAGGGGATGTAGAGACGTACCGCAAGCTCAAGGCTCAACTCAATAAAGGAATTCGATAATGGCATTAAATGAAGGTCAACTGGTCACGTATGCTCTGGATGAAATCATCGAAACCGTCCAGAACCTGACGCCAATGGCGTCCAAAGTGACAAAATACACCCCTCCGGCAGAATCCATGCAACGTTCAAGCAACACCGTGTGGATGCCTGTTGAGCAGGAAGCGCCAACTCAGACTGGCTGGGATTTAACGGGCAACGCAACCGGGATTCTGGAACTCTCCGTGAAATGCAACATGGGCGATCCGGATAACGATTTCTTCGAGCTTCGTGCAGATGACCTGCGTGATGAGCGTTCTTACCGTCGCCGCATCCAGGCATCCGCCAAAAAACTGGCGAATAACATTGAGTCAGCGATTGCCAAACAGGCAACTGAAATGGGCTCGCTTGTTGTTCACGATACCCGCGCAATTGGTCCATCTACTGGCCTGTCTGGCTGGGATTTTGTGTCTGATGCAGAGCGCCTGATGTTCTCCCGTGAGCTAAACCGCGATATGGGCATCAGTTACTTCCTGAACCCTGACGATTACCGCAAAGCAGGCCGCAACCTGGTAGATGGCGACATCTTCGGGCGAGTTCCTGAAGAAGCGTATCGCAACGGTACTATTCAGCGTCAGATTGCTGGCTTTGATGAAATTCTTCGCTCACCGAAACTTCCGGCAGTTACCAAGTCAACCGCTACTGGTGTAACTGTTTCTGGTGCGCAGAAGTTTAAGCCGCAGGCATACACTCTTGATACCGATGGTAACAAAGAGAACGTCGACAACCGTGTTGCAACGGTGACCGTATCCTCCACCACCGGATTTAAGCGCGGCGACAAAATCAGCTTCACTGGTGTGAAATTCCTGTCTCAGATGGCGAAGAACGTGCTGACTGATGATGCTACTTTCTCAATCACCCGTGTGATCGATGGTACTCACATCGAAATCACGCCGAAGCCGATTGCGCTTGATGACGCGTCACTGACAAAAGAAGAGAAGGCTTACGCTAACGTAAACACCTCTCTTGCTGATACCACTCCGGTAAACGTTCTGAACGTGGCAACAACCACCGCTAATGTGTTCTGGGCTGATGACTCAATCCGTCTGCTGTCTCAGCCGATCCCGGTAACCCATGAACTGTTTGCTGGCATGAAAACGTCTTCCTTCAGCATTCCTGGTATTGGTGTTAACGGCATCTTCGCAACGCAGGGTGATATCAACACTCTGTCTGGTAAGTGCCGTATTGCTGTGTGGTATTCAGCATGTGCTGTACGACCAGAGGCAATTGGTGTTGGTCTGCCTAACCAGACCGCGTGATAACCAGAGGGAGCTTCGGCTCCCTTTTTTATCTGGAGACAAGCATGACACACATGATCTTTCGTCATGGCGACATGAAGAAGTGGAAAGGCGTTGGCTACGACTTTGAAATCGTGAAAGCCGAAGAGCTTCAGGAATATCTGGATGCTGGTTGGTTTTCACATCCTGATGACCTTTTGAAGGATGTTGCAGAGCCAGAGCCAGAGCCAGAAGAAAAACAGCGTAAAAAGCCTGGTCGAAAACCTAAGGCGGCAGCAGATGAACCTGACAACGAAGGGTGATTTAGTCCTTGCGGCATTACGTAAGCTCGGTGTGGCATCAAATGCCACGTTAACCGATGTCGAACCGCAGTCTATGGAAGACGGCGTCAACGACCTTGAAATGATGATGGCTGAATGGCTTGGAGGTGATGCGTCACCTGGTATCAACGTTGGCTACATTTTCGCTGATGCAGATGTCGCTCCGGATCCTGGCGATGAGCACGGTTTGTCAAATAACGCTATCAATGCCGTCATTTTCAACCTTGCCTGCCGCATTGCTCCAGATTATGCGCTGGAAGCGTCTGCAAAACTTATAACCACTGCCAGATACGGGAAAGAGCGACTCGTCAAACTGTCTGCAATGGACAGAGCAAAAGCCGCTAAATGTAAGTCCGGTTATCCAAACCGTATGCCTGTTGGTAGCGGTAACCAGTTGGCGAAGTGGAACGGTTGGAATTACTTCCACCGAAAGGAACCTTGCGATAACGGGAGCGAATAAATGCCGATTCAGCAACTTCCGCTTATGAAAGGTGTCGGCAAAGACTTTCGAAACGCCGACTATATCGACTATCTGCCAGTGAATATGTTGGCTACACCCAAAGAAATCCTTAACAGCAGCGGATATCTTCGCTCATTCCCGGGCATTGCCAAACGTTCTGATGTGAACGGTGTATCGCGCGGAGTCGAGTACAACATGGCGCAGAATGCTGTATATCGCGTGTGTGGCGGCAAGCTGTATAAGGGCGAAAGCGAGGTCGGTGATGTTGCCGGAAGTGGTCGCGTATCAATGGCACACGGTAGGACATCACAGGCAGTAGGCGTTAATGGTCAACTGGTCGAATATCGCTATGATGGCACGGTTAAAACCGTCTCAAACTGGCCTACAGACAGCGGATTCACGCAGTATGAGTTAGGCTCAGTCCGCGACATTACGCGATTACGTGGGCGTTATGCGTGGTCAAAAGACGGCACCGATTCATGGTTTATCACTGACCTTGAAGACGAATCGCATCCTGACCGCTACAGCGCACAATATCGTGCCGAGTCTCAGCCGGACGGCATCATCGGTATCGGAACATGGCGAGACTTCATCGTCTGCTTTGGTTCATCGACGATTGAATATTTCTCCCTGACTGGTGCAACCACCATTGGTGCCGCTTTGTATGTCGCACAGCCATCGCTGATGGTGCAGAAAGGTATTGCCGGAACTTACTGCAAAACGCCGTTTGCTGATTCGTATGCGTTCATCAGCAATCCGGCAACAGGTGCGCCGTCTGTGTATATCATCGGCTCCGGTCAGGTATCACCAATCGCCAGCGCGAGCATTGAGAAAATACTACGCTCCTACACTGCTGATGAACTGGCTGATGGTGTGATGGAATCGCTGCGATTTGATGCGCATGAACTGCTGATTATCCATCTTACGCGTCACGTCCTCGTGTACGACGCATCTTCAAGCGCCAATGGTCCGCAATGGTGTGTACTGAAAACAGGCCTGTATGACGATGTGTACCGCGCTATCGACTTCATTTACGAAGGCAATCAGATAACGTGCGGCGATAAGCTGGAATCTGTTACCGGGAAACTGCAATTCGACATCAGCAGCCAGTACGACAAGCAACAGGAACACCTGCTGTTTACTCCGTTGTTCAAAGCGGATAACGCCAGAGTTTTCGACCTTGAAGTTGAATCGTCAACTGGAGTTGCGCAGTACGCCGACCGCCTGTTCCTCTCTGCAACCACTGACGGCATAAATTATGGTCGTGAGCAGATGATTGAGCAGAATGAACCGTTCGTTTACGACAAACGCGTTTTGTGGAAGCGAGTTGGGCGCATCAGGAAAAACATTGGCTTCAAATTGCGCGTTATCACGAAGTCACCTGTCACTCTGTCTGGTGCTCAGATAAGGATTGAGTAATGGCGGATTCTAATCTCAATGTGCCGGTAATCATTCAGGCTACACGGCTCGACACATCAGTCCTTCCACGCAATATCTTCTCGCAGTCGTATCTGCTTTACGTTATCGCACAGGGCACTGATGTTGGTAACGTGGCTAACAAGGCCAACGAGGCCGGACAGGGCGCTTATGATGCACAGGTCAGGAACGATGAGCAGGATGTGATTCTCGCTGACCATGAGCAGCGAATTTCTGCTGCGGAAGCAACGCTTGTTAATCATGAGGATCGAATCAGCCAGGCAGAATCAACTCTTCAGGAACATGAAACACGAATAGCTCAGAATGAAAGCGATATTGCGTCGCTTGATACCAGAGTTCAGTCGCTGGAATCGCAGGTTTCAGACCATGAAACGCGCATCAATGCTCTGGAGTATGCCACTACTCGCAAGAAGTCAGAGGTTGTTTACTCTGGCGTATCAGTAACCATCCCGACAGCGCCGACCAACCTTGTTAGCCTGCTGAAAACGCTCACGCCGTCATCCGGGACGTTGGCACCATTCTTCGACACTGTTAACAACAAGATGGTTGTGTTCAACGAGAACAAAACCTTGTTCTTCAAGCTGTCGATCGTCGGGACGTGGCCCAGCGGAACCGCCAACAGGTCAATGCAGCTAACCTTTTCCGGCTCTGTTCCTGACACACTGGTAAGCAGTCGCAACTCGGCGACAACGACCGATAACATCCTGTTAGCTACGTTTTTCAGCGTGGATAAAGACGGCTTTCTTGCCGCAAATGGCAGTACGTTAACCATCCAGTCAAATGGTGCGGCGTTTACTGCCACAACCATCAAGATAATCGCGGAGCAGTAATGATTCAGTTCAAACCAACGCGAAACATCGACCTGATCGAAGCAGTCGGAAATCACCCTGACATTATTGCCGGGAGCAACAACGGTGATGGATACGACTACAAACCTGATTGCCGTTACTTTGAGGTGAACGTGCACGGGCAGTTCGGCGGCATTGTTTACTATCAGGAGATTCAGCCGCTTACATTCGATTGCCACGCCATGTACCTGCCAGAGATTCGCGGATTCAGCAAGGAAATCGGGCTGGCGTTCTGGCGATACATTCTGACTAACACCACCGTTCAGTGCGTCACATCGTTCGCTGCACGCAAATTCCGCCACGGGCTGAACCGCCCCGGGAATCCTGGAGACTAAACTTCCTGAGAAAGAGGTAAACAGGATGACTAAAAATACTCGTTTTTCCCCCGAAGTCCGTCAACGGGCAGTCCGTATGGTTCTGGAAAGTCAGAGCGAATATGACTCACAATGGGCGACAATTTGTTCCATTGCTCCAAAGATTGGCTGTACGCCGGAGACTCTGCGTGTCTGGGTTCGCCAGCATGAGCGGGATACCGGGGGCGGTGATGGAGGGCTCACCACCGCTGAACGTCAGCGTCTGAAAGAGCTGGAACGTGAAAATCGTGAACTGCGCCGCAGTAACGATATCCTTCGCCAGGCTTCCGCTTATTTTGCGAAGGCGGAGTTCGACCGCCTCTGGAAAAAATGATGCCACTGCTGGATAAGCTGCGTGAGCAGTACGGGGTCGGACCGCTATGCAGCGAACTGCATATTGCCCCGTCAACGTATTACCACTGTCAGCAACAGCGACATCATCCGGATAAACGCAGTGCCCGTGCGCAGCGCGATGACTGGCTGAAGAAAGAGATACAGCGCGTATACGATGAAAATCACAAGGTATACGGTGTGCGTAAAGTCTGGCGTCAGTTGTTACGGGAAGGTATCAGAGTGGCCAGATGCACTGTGGCACGTCTCATGGCGGTTATGGGACTTGCCGGTGTTCTCCGGGGTAAAAAGGTCCGTACGACCATCAGCCGGAAAGCCGTTGCCGCAGGCGACCGCGTAAACCGTCAGTTCGTGGCAGAACGACCTGACCAGCTGTGGGTGGCTGATTTTACTTACGTCAGCACATGGCGGGGCTTCGTCTATGTGGCGTTCATCATTGATGTGTTTGCCGGATACATCGTGGGGTGGCGGGTCTCATCGTCCATGGAAACGACATTCGTGCTGGATGCACTGGAGCAGGCGTTATGGGCCCGTCGACCGTCCGGCACGGTCCATCACAGTGATAAAGGTTCTCAGTATGTATCGCTGGCCTACACACAGCGGCTTAAGGAAGCCGGATTACTGGCATCAACAGGAAGTACAGGCGACTCGTATGACAACGCGATGGCGGAGAGCATCAATGGTCTTTACAAAGCGGAGGTAATACACCGTAAGAGCTGGAAAAACCGTGCAGAAGTGGAACTGGCCACACTCACGTGGGTGGACTGGTATAACAATCGACGATTGCTGGAAAGGCTGGGCCATACTCCTCCGGCAGAAGCAGAAAAAGCTTATTATGCTTCCATCGGAAACGATGATCTGGCAGCCTGAGTTCACAGATAAAACACTCTCCAGGAAACCCGGGGCGGTTCAGGCAGATGTACTGCGCAATGATTGGCCTTAAGCGTGTAGGAACCATCAAGAAATACTTCAAAGGCGTGGATGACGTGACGTTTTACAGCGCCACACGCGAAGAACTAATCGACTTCCTGAATCACAGGAGATAGCCATGTTATATGCATTTAAGCTAGGCAGAAAACTGCGTGGCGAGGAACCTTATTGCCCTGAAAAAGGCGGGAAAGGTGGCAGCTCTGATAAAAGCGCAAAGTATGCAGCAGAAGCTCAGAAGTATGCCGCAGACCTGCAAAATCAGCAGTGGCAGACGATCATGAAAAACCTTGCTCCGTTCACGCCTCTTGCGGAGCAGTATGTTAACCAGCTTCAGAACCTTTCCAGTTTAGAAGGTCAGGGGCAGGCACTTAATCAGTATTACAACTCTCAGCAGTATAAAGACCTTGCAGGTCAGGCTCGTTACCAGAGTCTTGCTACTGCGGAGGCGACTGGCGGACTTGGTTCGACAGCCACAAGCAATCAACTGGCTACGATTGCTCCGACTCTCGGTCAGTCGTGGTTATCAAACCAGATGAGCAATTACAACAATCTGGCAAACGTTGGGCTTGGTGCGCTGCAAGGTCAGGCAAATGCTGGGCAGACATACGCCAACAACATGAGCAGCATTGCACAGCAAAGTGCAGCTCTTGCCGCTGCTAATGCCAACAAACCATCAAGTCTTCAGACAGCAATTAGTGGCGGAACGTCTGGTGCGATTGCCGGTGCAGGTCTTGCCAGCCTTTTGGGAACATCAACACCTTGGGGCGCTGGCATTGGTGCTGGTATCGGATTGCTTGGCTCGTTGTTTTAAGGGGTAATCATGGCTACTTGGCAAGGATCAAATGGCGGATTGTTAGCTGGTATCGGCGGCGTCAACTCAAACGCTCCGAGCGTAAATGACATCGGCAATACGCTTCAGCTTATCAGGCAGAACAATGATATTGAGCGTTCAGGCGCTAACAATGTTGGGCTGACTGCTTTGCAAGGTCTTTCAGGTATTGCAGGGGTGTTTCAGCAGAAAAAGCAGGCTCAGCGGCAGAAAGAATTTCAGCAGGCGTACGCTAATGCTTATGCGTCTGGTGATCGCGGAGCTTTGCGTCAGTTGGCTATTCAATATCCAGACCAGATTGAATCCGTTCGTAAAGGCATGGGATTCATTGATGAAGATCAGCGTAATTCTATCGGCACCTTAGCGGCTGGCGCACGCCTTGCGTCATCGTCTCCAGAAGCAATGCAATCATGGCTGCAAAACAACGCCAAGGAACTGACTCGCGTCGGTGTTGACCCTAATAACGTTGCTCAGATGTATCAGCAGAACCCTTCAGGATTTGGTGAGTTTGTTGATCACCTTGGAATGGCTGCTCTTGGTCCGATTGATTACTTCAATGTTCAGGACAAGATGGCTGGTCGTGAGATTGATCGCGGAAAACTTGCAGAGACAATCCGCAGCAATCAGGCTGGCGAGGCGCTAACAGCACGAGGCCAGAACATCACGATGCGCGGGCAGGACTTATCTGCTTCTACTGCGCGACGCGGGCAGGATTTGGCAATGCAGCGAGCGTCAACAAGAGGAACCGCTGGGAATGATGAGCGTACAGTTCAGTTATCAGATGGCAGAACTGTAACGGTAGGCGGGAAGCTTCACGGCGCTGGGGCTAATGCGTTCTACGAAGGCATCGACAACGAGGGGAATATGGTTCGCGTTCCTGCCAGTTCAATCGCAGCGCCTGCAACATCGTCTGCATCAGCACAAAACTATGCCATGAAGAAGGATATCGACGCGATCGCAAATGCAGACGCTTCTGCTCTCGATTTCATGACAGGAATGACAGGCGGTGCGGGTAATCCAGCAATTGGTGCTGATGTTCGCAGCCGATTAACAGGAAAAGAGCAGCGCCAGTTATATAACTCAGCACAACGTATTCAGGGCAGAATGCAGAATCAGGGTGTGGCGGCAGCAAGGGACATGGGTGCCAGTGGTATTAACACCGTTGCAGAAGCGAAGATGTATTTTCAGGGGATGCCGCAGGTTGACTATTCAAGCCCGGAGGCTATGCAGCAGTCGATTCGTGAGATTCAGGAATACACCAACAATTACAACCAACAATATAACGTTAATGTTGGTAAATCTCAGCGGCAGCAATCTCAACCTGCACAGGTATCACAGCCAGCAGCCAGCAGTAACTTTTCTTCACTATGGGGTGATTAATGGCTAAAGCATGGAAAGATGTTATCGCCTCTCCACAGTATCAGGCGTTAGCACCAGAACAAAAAGCGCAGGCTCAGGAGCAATACTTCAATGAAGTCGTGGCCCCGCAAGCCGGAGAAAATGCAGAGCAGGCTAAGCAAGCTTTCTATGCAGCCTATCCATTGCCATCTGTGCAGCCAGTGGAGACACAGCAACCAGTAGCACAGCAACAACCACAGCAAAGCGGATTTATGTCTGATCTTGGTGAAGCAGTAAAAGAGACTGGTCGCGGACTGGTGCAGGCTGGCGTGAACGTGGCAAACATACCTGCATCAGTTGCCGATGCTGTAACAAGCGCGGCGGCTTGGGCTGGCGGTAAACTCGGCATTGGCGATGGGACATATCAACCAGCGCCACGAGTAACAACGCAGGGATTAGAGCGGGACTTTGGCCTTCAGCAAGGCGCGCTGACTCCACAAACTACAGAGGGCAGGGTATTTGCTGAGGCATTGCCTTACCTCACTCCTGCTGGCATTGAGAGAGCGGCAACACAGGCACCAACACTCGCTGGTAGAATCGCTCAGGGTGCAACTCGCCTTCTCGCTGAAAACGCAGTCGGGTCACTTGCTGCAAATAGTGCGAAAGATGATGCGGAAGCACTCGCCACCGATTTAGGCGTTGGTGTACTTACTGGCGGTGCTATTAACGCTGCCGGACGTGGATTAGGTGCTGCTTATCGTGGCGTTCGTGGTGCTATCGCACCCGAAGCGCAACAGGCTATCAGGTTTGCAGAGCGTGAAGGCGTGCCTCTGCACACCACAGACCTGTTACAACCGACTTCCCGCGTCGGGAAAATGGCGCAGACGACAGCGGAAAATATCCCTCTGGCTGGCACAAGCGGAATGAGAGCAACGCAACAGGAAGCGAGAAGCCAGTTGGTGCAGAGATTTGCCGATAAATTCGGTGAGTATGATCCAGCGGTTGTTATTGACAGCCTCAAAGCGAAAACATCAGGAATTCGTCGTGCCGCCGGTAATCGACTGGAGCAGGTTCAGAATGCTATGGCAGGAGTAAACATTCAGCCTGCACGCGCAATTCAGCAGATTGATACTGAGATATCTAACCTGCAGAAGCTTGGTAAGGTTGCTGATAACGAGACGATTTCAAAACTTCAGTCATATCGTGATGAGCTTGTTCGCAATGCTGGTCCTGATGGCCCGGTAAATCTGGATTTGAAGCAATTAAGCGATCTGCGCAGCCAGTTCAGAATGGACGTGAAGGGTGAGCGACCAGTGTTACCAAACCGTTCTGATGCCGCCATACAGCGCGTTTACAAGGCGATGACCGACGATATAAATGGTGCCATTGGTCAGAATCTTGGCAATGATACTCTCCGTAAATATCAGCAGGCCAATGCCGTCTACGCTGACGAAGCGGCGAAACTAAAGAATACCAGGCTGAAGAATGTTCTCATGAAAGGCGACCTGACGCCGGAAGTTGTCAACAACATGCTATTCAGCAAGAACAAATCTGAAATTAAGACGCTGTATAACTCAGTTGGTCGTGTTGGCAGGGCGCAAATGCGCAATGGCATCATTGGAAAGGCGATGGAGAAATCTGGCGGATCCCCTGACCAGTTCCTTCGGCAGCTTAACATCCTGCAAAACCAGACTGGCATCACATTTAAGGGGCAGGACGCTGCTTACCTGAAAGGATTAAAAAACTACCTGCAATCCACGCAGCAGGCTGCAAAAGCGGCAGTAACAACACCTACAGGGCAGCAAACTATCCCGTTCATTATCGGGTATGGGACGGCAATGAACCCGGCGACAACTGGCGCAGCGGTAAGCTACGGACTTCTTACTCGCGCCTATGAGAGCGAGCCATTCAGAAATGCAATGCTCCGAATGGCAAACACCCAACGCGGATCAACAGCGTTTGAGAAAGCCTTGCAGCAGGCAAAAAAGGCAATTAACGCCCTGACGCAGGGGGCTAAGTCTGATGCGTTGTCAGAATAGCTTTGCAAACACCAGGAACGTGCAAAAACCAAATATGTAGAACGCAATATTCAGCATATCTCTGTGCATAAATCCTCCGTAACGGATGGTTATCTGCTGTCTTTTTTATATAGCTTCTTGAGCGTATCAAAGACAATTTTCTTAACCATATCAGATTGTTGTTCTGCCATACGCTCTGCATCGTCAATGTAAACTGATGCAGAGCTTTGTTTATCCAATGATTCCTCAATCGCTGCAATTATCTCTGAGTTCAGCGACCTGTTATTCATCTTCGCACGCTGCTTAATTTTCGCGTGGAGTTCATGCGGAAGTCTCAAGTGAAACTGCGCCTCGTCGTATTTGCTGTACATCCTTGATGCCTCACCAGTTGGGTGGAATGGCATCGTAACCTACTGGATAAATACTCAATAGTACCATTTCGGTATGCAATCACATCATGGTTGCATCATATCATTCGTCTGGAGCAATGAAATGTCAGATATCACCGCAAATGTTGTGGTCAGCATGCCTTCGCAACTCTTCACTATGGCTCGTTCTTTTAAAGCCGTAGCTAATGGAAAGATTTATATCGGTAAAATTGACACTGACCCTGTAAATCCTGAAAACCAGATTCAGGTTTATGTAGAGAACGAAGACGGCTCTCACATTCCTGTTTCGCAACCAATCATTATTAACTCTGCTGGTTACCCTGTATATAACGGACAGATTGCCAAGTTCGTAACTGTGCAAGGTCATTCGATGGCTGTTTATGATACGTACGGTGCGCAGCAGTTCTATTTTCCTAATGTGCTGAAGTATGACCCTGATCAGTTACGACAGGATTTGTCTTCACAGGGCGGCGTAAACTTAGTTAATGGTGCCGTTAGTTATGATAACCTGGGTAGTGAAGATGGGCTGAATCTCATAGGTGAATATGCCGAAATATCAAATTTACGGGATGTAGCACCATCTGTAGGTGATAAGGCCATGGTGAAGGAGCACACCACAGGACGTGGTTTGTTAGGTGGTGGTGTTTTCGTAGCTGTATCAGGGAATTACACAGATGATGATGGAGTATTTATTTCGTCTGCTTCCCCATCTGTATATTGGGTACGAAGTGGCGCAGGTAGTCATGTTATAATTGAATGGTTCGGTGGCAAATCTGAAGATCAGAGTTTAGATCATTCTCCTATCCTGGCTAACGCACAGTTATATGAAGGTCGATCGATAGAGTTTCAGTACGGAAGCTACTACTTTACACCTCCATGCGTCATCAAGCCGTCTATGCATTTCATCGGCAGCGGTGGCGCTAAAACATTCTGGCGAAACAAAAATATAAATGCGGACGCCACGGTGTTCTTCGCCAACACCGGGAGTGCATCTTCTTGGGCTGAAAATACAGTGTTCGAGCGCATTCATTTTAGTAATGACTCCAGCTCTACCCCCAGCAATGCGGCTATATCACTGCAACATGCGAGTCTATTTAAATTTGATAAGTGCGGTTTTTACAAGGCACCGATTTACGCATCAGATTTACACTGGGTTACTTGGAATGGCTGCGTATTAATCGACAGTATGACCACAATTAACGAGGCCAGTGTATCACCAGCATTTCCTATTAACGAGGGTCCAGCATTTATCGACTGCTATATGGTCAGATCCCCTATAGATATAACTGATGTTGCCGATTTGAGACTAGTAGGCACTTCGATGTTTTACGGACCTTACGGCATAAAGTCAACGACACACCGACCTTTAGATTCAGGGGCGGATTCTCGGGGATTACCGGTATTTATAACTAATAGCGTAATTGACAATATTGACGGTTATTGCTTGGACCTTAACAGAGTGGCGGTAGGAACTATCACAAACAGCCTGTTTTCTGGAGGCAGAGTGTCAGGGACTCCAGCAATACGTGCAACAGAGGTTTTGGGACTTAGCTTTAACGCCAATGTTATCCATTTCGCCGGTCAGGAATGCATGTACCTCTATGACGTGCAGAATCTATTAATGGGTAATAACCAATTCAGTAGTTGCAACGGTTATGCAATAAAAGCAGAATATTGTCGTAATGTTACTGTGAATGGTAATTTCTTCGGTAACCAGAAAGTCACTGGCGGATGGAATACATGCACTGGAGGGATAAACTTTAACACCAACGATAACCTTGCATGGGTAATAACTGGCAACACTTTCGTAGGTGTACCCGGAGTGGTAGGGCAGACAGGGTCTGGAAGGACAGTTTATACAGCCATGGCAAATGTAGGCCTTAATGATAACTGATCACACTTGGATGCTGTATATAGATTTATGTGATTTCATGATTTATATGTTCAATCAAGTTTTAAATGAAGCTTTATTGACTAAATAACAGTTACAGTCTTTTGATAAAGAACTGGCAGCATGCTGCTGCCAGTAAATATAATTATTTCATCTCTATTGAAATTGAGCTAATACATGAACTTGTGTCTGAGTTATATATTCTCACCTCGACATCAGGATAGGTTTTATCAATGTAGAAATCCATGTCAACTACATTATTGATTTTAGCAATTAATTTTTTACCACCAAACGCTACAATATCACCTAATACATCACCTCTACCACTTTTTTCAATATGCATTTTATACATACCTTTCTTGAGAGGTTTGTATGGTCCTGTTACCAAGAATGTAGCACCGTCTTTTTTGCATACTTGAAATTCATCACTATAACCTAGAGAACCAAAGTATTTTGAATTGGTTAACGTGTGAAAACCGGTAAATGGTATATTTATCCCGTCATTCCATACTAAGATAAACTTTGACATGACTTTATCAATTACATCAGGTCTTCCATATTGCATTATTGCAGCGTCCATGTCTTCTTTACTATCAGCTATAATAAATGAATTGTTTTGCTCATAATTATTTATTTTAGCTAACCATAAAAATGGTTTTACACTTCCTTCATGGCTATTAAATACTACTGGCGATATCTCTGAACCACTATTTAATGAAACTGACGACGCAAACCAGAATGAAGCAAAACCTGCTTTAAGATTATGCTCCTTTATATATTTTGAAATATCATTAATTTCATGGTTTTTTTTATCTAATGAAATGGCGTTACCATAAATTATGGCACCGCTAACAAAAGACAAGGAAAGCAGGAATAAAGATGTTTTTTGGCTTATATTTACATTTCTACAGATGAATACAGCCCCGAAAATTACAGATGGAGCAATATATCTTATTGATTCAACCGCTGATGGAATATTACTAAATAAGAATGCGCACGGCATTATAATCGCCGTAAGAAGCAAAGCTCTATCAATGGTTGAGAATCTTGTTATTTTTCTTGCATTAGAAGCAATGATGTAAACAAAGAACAATAGAAAGCACAGTCTAATTATTGATGAAAAAGACTGTAGCCCAATATCCATTCCAAAAAAATATGCTTCGAAAAGACGTAATAAACCAACACATAAGAAATATAAGTTATTAATAAATTCTTCTTGTGTGGCAAACTTAGGATAACCTATTCCTGGCAATTGAAATCCGCCAATTTCTTGCACGTAGTATAAGAGTGTTTTCGATAAAATAAAGGCAAGAAATATAGATGCCGCATAGTGCAGGTGAACTTTATTTCGTTTGTAAAATAATTCAATTGCCAATGATGAAATTAAAGGTATCAAAAATGCGTATTTGCTTATGTCGTCGCTAAAAAATATGGCTAGGCTTAAGAGAAAAACAATGAGATAATGATGTATGTTAGCTTTGTATACAGTTGTTCTTTCTATTATAATATAAATAATTGCTGTATATAAATAAGCCCCAATATGTGATACGGCAAGGTTAAATATATTTGATGAATAAGCTCCTAGAATTCCAAATGAGAAGAATATTGCCCATGGCAACTTCTTTTTGTGATATGAAAGTATTATGCAGCATATTGTCAGAGCAGAAATAAGGATTGACGGAACTAAATATGATTGAACTTTATTACTGATACCTATTATATCCAGCAATGCATACCAAATAAGGTCTGTAAAATAGAAAGTTACGGTTGAAAGAAACCATCCTGAAAGTAGAATGTTTCCATTTGCTATGTCGTGTGAAATGATTACACCAGAAGCCTGATCAGAACTCGGGGTGTAACCATATCCAATGTAGCAATTCATAGCCACTAGAATAATAAACGAGATAAAAAGTAGTAATTTAAATCTTCTTGTCATTTATTTTCTCCTTTAAGATGTATTTAGGTCTTGCCTTGGTTTCTATGTAAATCCTCCCGATGTACTCTCCAAGTACACCGATGCCGATTAGTTGGATCCCTCCAAGAAACAGAATGGACACCAGCAGTGAAGGGTATCCTCGTACAGCATTTCCAAATGCGAGAGTGTCAAATATCATCCATGCGCCATACAGAAATGCTAGGCCAGCTACCACTAACCCGATATAAGTCCATATGCGCAGGGGAAATGTTGAGAAGCTTGTAATCCCTTCGAGCGCAAGATTCCACAATTTCCATCCATTGAATTTTGAATTACCAGCAACACGTTCTGCGCGGGAATATTCGACGATGTCTGTCGAGCCTCCTACCCAACTCAGTACCCCTTTCATAAAAAGGTTGCGCTCTGGCATAAGCTTGATATTTTCGACAACCTCACGGCTCATTAACCGGAAATCACCAACATTCTCTTCAATCTTTGGGTTGCTTATTTTATTGTGGAGCTTATAGAACCATTCTGCAGTCTTGCGCTTCAGTCTTCCATCTGTAGAACGGTCATAGCGCTTAGCCAGTACCATATCAGCACCTGCCTTCCACTTTTCAATAAGATGAGGAATAACCTCAATCGGGTCTTGCAGGTCAACATCAATTGGGATTATCGCATCCCCGTTTGCATGGTCTAACCCTGCAAATAATGCTGGTTCTTTACCAAAGTTGCGTGTAAATGACAGCGGAACAACTAGCGGATCAGAAACAGCCAGAGCGTTAATGATTGACTCCGTAGCGTCTTTGCTTCCGTCATTTATGAAAACAATTTCCACTTCATATGACTTCAACTCTTCGAATTCACGTACCGTTTTATAAAAAATTGGTATCGCTTCCTCTTCATTGAAGACAGGAACGACAAGAGATATCTTCATTTCGCATCCCTAAAGACAATGAACTTTGAATAGACGAAACCGCACACCAGGCTGATGGCGGAGAAAGTGATAAGGGTGACCATCGGGGGAAGTGCGCATCTATCAGCAGCCCACCCGACGACAACACTCAATGTTCCCATGAATCCCACGTATAACAAGTAACGCATCGTTGTAGTCGATGCCTTGAATGTGAATTTTGCATTCGCGAAGAAGCTAAAACTCACAGCCACAACGAAACCTGCGAAATTTGCCAGAGCCTGATTGGTATGCGCGGCATAGATACATACACCAAAAACCACCCAGTGTATAAGTGTGTTCAGCACACCAATAGAGGTGTACTTTGCAAATAGCTTTAACATTTCTTCTATCAGCTAATAATCAAAGGCATGAAGTCTATCATCCAAGTCTCAATCGATCGATACTTGCTGTAATTGCTGAGACAAAACTGAGACAAACAAAGCTTTGCACTGGTTTGCAAGTCTTTGTGTCATTCGATAGTTAAGGTGGATCCCTCCACCTTTTCATCAAGCCAATCCGCCCACCACTGCATCATTTCTCTGCGCTTAACGTAGCGGATGCCTCACTATCACACGGTGATGGTTCATTACTGCTTTGTAGAATGGATAGAGAACTGAGGATTAAAAGATATCCCAAAACCCCAAAATCTCATCTTTAGGATTTGCAGAAAGGGAGGCGTGAACAGATACCTGCGCATGAAGACGGAACTAGTCCAGATGTGATATTTGTGGTGATCACATACATCATCAACGATGCTCGTTATGGTGAGTTTGATGACTACCCGATGAAGTGAAAATTGTGTTGTGTACCAAATTGCGTACCAAACTAAAATTACAAATCATGAAACCCTTGTTCATGGCGGTTCTCAGGGGTGTTGCGCGTAATCGTGAAACAAAAAGGTAGATTGTTGCTTACCGTCATTCATCATTAGGTTAAATCCGTTATTTCTGCTGTCTGCCAGAGTATCAAATATCACCGTGCTAATCAGCTTTAGCGCGACAATTTGACAGCGAGTGGCAACAGATCATGTCAGATAAAAATGAGAGGGTAGTCACATTTTCTTGCACTTTATTCCAGCCAGTTCATAAGTATTTCCGTAAAAAGAACAGCTATTTGAAACTCCTGAGGGTTTGCTGTTGAAACGCCGTCTTATTATTGCTGCTTCTTTGTTCGTTTTTAACTTATCGTCTGGTTTTGCGGCGGAAAACATTCATTTTTCACCTCAGCCTCCAGAGATTCATGCCGGGTCCTGGGTACTGATGGATTACACCACCGGACAGATCCTCACCGCGGGTAATGAGCATCAACAGCGCAATCCCGCCAGCCTGACAAAGCTGATGACGGGTTATGTCGTGGATCGCGCTATCGATAGTCATCGCATTACGCCAGACGATATTGTCACCGTGGGGCGCGATGCGTGGGCGAAAGATAATCCGGTGTTTGTCGGTTCTTCACTGATGTTTTTGAAAGAGGGCGATCGCGTATCGGTACGTGATTTAAGCCGTGGTTTAATTGTTGATTCCGGAAATGACGCTTGTGTTGCACTGGCTGACTATATTGCCGGTGGGCAACGGCAGTTTGTTGAAATGATGAACAACTATGCCGAGAAGTTGCATCTCAAGGATACGCATTTTGAAACAGTGCATGGTCTGGATGCACCTGGCCAGCATAGCTCGGCTTATGATTTAGCTGTGCTTTCTCGCGCTATCATCCACGGCGAGCCCGAGTTTTATCATATGTACAGTGAGAAAAGTCTCACCTGGAACGGTATCACCCAGCAAAACCGTAACGGGTTGTTGTGGGATAAAACCATGAATGTTGACGGCCTGAAAACGGGTCATACTTCTGGTGCCGGGTTTAATCTCATTGCTTCGGCTGTAGATGGGCAGCGTCGTCTCATTGCAGTGGTAATGGGGGCTGACAGTGCAAAAGGTCGTGAGGAAGAGGCAAGAAAATTACTGCGTTGGGGGCAACAAAACTTTACTACGGTGCAAATTTTGCACCGTGGGAAAAAGGTCGGAACGGAACGCATCTGGTATGGCGATAAAGAAAATATCGACCTGGGAACGGAACAAGAGTTCTGGATGGTGCTACCGAAAGCCGAAATTCCACATATCAAAGCCAAATATACCCTTGATGGTAAAGAACTCACCGCGCCAATTAGCGCCTATCAGCGGGTAGGGGAAATTGAACTTTACGACCGTGATAAACAGGTGGCGCACTGGCCGCTGGTTACCCTGGAATCTGTCGGGGAAGGCGGCATGTTTTCTCGCCTGAGTGATTATTTCCACCATAAGGCCTGA